CATTTAATAATACCGCACTTAAAGAAAAAATTGTTGAAGTTGCGACTTTAGGAATGCAAAGATTATCACCTGAAGCCTCTGTTAGTAAAAAAATGAACTCATACGTAAAAAGTATGAAAGGATAAATTAAATAATAATCTATTTATAGATAAACAATAAAAAATGCCAAGTACATTATCATTTGCTTCATCGTCATCTTTTAGAAATTCTCTAATAACAAAAAACCTACCACCATATACGGTTCCGGGTGTATATACCCCCCCAAGTGGAAATGTGACGTATGAACCGACAATTAATCAGTCTAATGTTATTGATTCTCCGGATGGTTTAATCGCTAATGATTCGTTTGCTCCATCACAATATGTGTTGAATCAATATGGACCTGACGGTGGTTATAATACGAATATTACCTATAATGGAGCACCATTACCGGTGTCATCAAATTCTGGTGAATACAACCCAAATGATACGGTATTAGATTTAGTAAATGAGTTTTTTATTGATGCAGCATATCTATTAAACCCTTATGGTCCAATTGGTGGTTATAATAATATGTATTTTGTATCTGAAACAATAACTAGTACTGTTTACCATCAACCATATCAAAGTACGTTTGTACCTTCAAGTTATTCACCATATGAAATTTTATTGGATACTAATCCAACAGGTGACAATGGTACATTATCTCAAGATTCTTATATTGCTCAAATTGGTGCTATACAATTAAATTTTGCATTTCAAAGTACTATTGCCTCTGAAATATTTCAAAATACTATTGGTGCAGTTAATTTACAAGGGTTACAAGACCCTTTTGAGTTAAGTTTAATACTTTCAGGACAAGAACCTTTAATTTATAGAAATTGGAGAATTACGGTACCTGAAAACCCTATATTGGCGGCGGTTGATTTTGCAACAAGATTGGCTGGTGCGTATTGGCCGGTTTCACCGATTCCGGGAGATTATTTTGAGGATAATACCTTAAATGGTCAAACACAACAAACCTCAACCGCATTAAATGTTGTTAATCAATTAACGGGTGGTTTCTTAGGTCCAATATTAAATATTAGAAGAAATCCTTCTGAGATATTTTTAGTTAATACAGGGAATGGTCAAAGGTCGGCATTATTTGCTAACTTAAATTATAATAGATATCAACCAAGTTATCGTAAAGATTTTGGGGGTATTTTAGGTATTGGACAAGCGATTGTTAACTTAATTAATCCTGATAATGGAACATTGGTTGGTGGTTATTATGTGGGTAGTAGAAACGCGGAACCATCAAATATTACATCACCACCTAATCAAGTTCCTGTAAACGCTTTTGGTCAACAAGAACAATCACCGGTATACGGTCCTTCTGAAATGGGGATTTTATATGAAGGTAATCAAGATACACTTAGATTTGGTTTAGCCGCTAAATCATTTACTGATAGTGGAGATATTACAGGACAATTTGTTTGGACTTCACCAAAATACAAACCTAACGCAGGTTTTAGGGCAACACAGGGGGGTGGTTCAGGTTCAAAAGATAGTGAATTTAATGAGATAAGTAGTTATTATACTCGTGGTGAATCAACAAACATTACTTTCAAAGAAACGTCTATTTTAGACCAAACTCAAAGATTGGTTGATTCTGCGGATAACGTTCAAGGTATTTCAAGATTAAAACACGTTGGTAATGCGATTAATCAGGTTAGTAAAGTATTTCACGATGGTTATAAAGAAATTACTAAAGGTTCTCAAGTTGTATCATATCAAAATGATACAACCGGTGCTGAGGTGGGTATAGAATATTGTCGTGTTTTTACAAAAGACACCCCTTATTATACTTACGCTGATTTACAAAAGACTGAAGGTATAACAACAAAAAATAGAAGATTTGCTTATTCGGTATTAGATGATACTTTTAATTTGAATATTGCCCCGATGAAAAATCCGGGGTCAAGTAATATTCAACCGGGACCTAATAATAAACTTGTTGCTAAAAAATATATGTTCTCAATTGAGAATTTAGCTTGGAGAACATCAAGTAGACAGGGATATAGAGTACAAGATTTACCTGTTTGTGAACAAGGTCCAAACGGGGGTAGAGTAATGTGGTTTCCACCATATGATTTAAAATTTTCAGATTCAAGTCAAGCTACGTGGAATAAAACATCATTTTTAGGTAGACCTGAACCAATGTATACTTATAAAGACACAAGTAGAAGTGGTACATTATCTTGGAAAATGATTGTTGACCACCCATCAATATTAAATTTGATTGTGGACAAACAATTAAAAGGTGTTGGAAGAGAAAAAATGAACTCAATCCTTGATTCTTTTTTTGCTGGATGTGCCAAATATGATATATATGAATTAGCAAAAAAATATAATACATTAAAACTTAAAGATTTACAAGTATATCAGGAAATATTGAGTAATCCAAGATTAACTGAGGAAGAATTACGTAAAATTAAAACTGAAATTCCTGCGGATAATAATACAACTAATACGAATAATCCACCACAAGCGGATGCTGGACCACAAACTGAATATAATGGGGGATTTGACACGAAATACGTGAATCTTGGGTTTTATTTTGAAAATGACCAACCTAATCCAAAAACAACACAGACAACAACAACCGAAAATTTTCAAGATTTATTTAAAACATACACATCTGAAAGCAATATTAAAACATATGAAAATAAAGCTAATAATTATTTCTCAACAACAGACACTAATAGAAATGTTGGGTCATTTTTTAATACGGTAGTTAAAAGTAATTTTAATTTAATATCTGAAAATTTTGTTAAAGATGCTCTTGATATCATTGAAAATCAAAAAGGTACTATCTCGATAGTTTTAGAAGGTTCGGCATCAGCTTTGGCAAAACAAAGTTATAATAAACCTTTATCGGCTAGAAGAATTAAATCGGTTAAAAATTATTTTGATTCTACTGATTTGAAAAAGTATATGGATAAAGAATTTAAAATTATTGGTGAAAATGCTCAGGGAGAGTTAGAAACAATTGTATTTCCAAAAACCGCAAGTGGTGCTGATAATCCAACTGACGGAACAGTAAATACATCAGCATCTGTTGGTAGTTTTGGGGAACAAGTTTCTTGTACTGATAATATTGAAGCAACCGCAGGTCCAAATTCTGGTAAAGTTTTAAATGATGGTTCTGAGATTTATTCAGTGGCTGCGATGGCTTGTAGACGTGTTGCTATAGGTTCTATTAAAGTAACGGTTCAATCACCAAAAAAAGAGGAGCCACCAAAACAAGAACAAAGTGTTACAGGTGTTAATGTTCCAATTCCTAAATCGACTAAAAGTGTTACTGAAAAATTAATAGATGGTATTGGTAAAAAGATTTTAAGAGATTTATTATCAGAATGTGATTATTTTGAAATGATTAAGGGAAATAGTCCAATGATATATGATAATATAAAACAAAAAATAAAACATTTTAATCCAGCATTTCATTCTATGACACCTGAAGGATTAAATGGTAGATTAAATTTTTTAAATCAATGTGTTAGACCTGGTGAAACTATACCAACAATTGGTACTGATAACAAACCTAAATATAATGATGCGGTTAATACATCATTTGGTGCACCTCCGGTGTTAATATTAAGAATAGGTGATTTCTTTAATACTAAAATTATACCTAATTCAGTTCAATTTACTTATGAACCATTAGTTTTGGATTTAAATCCTGAGGGTATTGGAGTACAACCTATGATTGCTAATGTAACAATGGGATTTGACATTATTGGTGGTATGGGATTAGCTAAACCTGTTGAAGAATTACAAAATGCTTTATCATTTAATTATTATGCCAATACTGAGATATATGATGAAAGAGCTAAATGGACGGACGATAGTTTTAAGGCGATTGATAAACAATATTTCCAATCAATTATAGACGAACAATCTTCAGCAAAACCAGTTGATAATCAACAACAAAATGATGGTGGCACAACTATTGGTGAAATTATCACTAATATTCCTGTAGGAAATCCTGCTAGTGGTCAAACAGGTGAAATCACATATAAAACAATTATGGATAACCTATTAGATGTTACTAAAGAGTATTATACTAATATTGTTAATCAAGCAGATAGTTTTAGTAAATCATACAATTATGGTGTGTGGCAGTTAATAACTAAAAATAGGTTATATATTGATGGTGAGTTTAATTTAGATGGTACTAAAATTAAAGTACCTATATATGGTGCTCCTGAGAAAGTTCAAGATAAAATAAATAAATTGTTTACAGATATTAATAATGATATTACTGACCAAAGTAATTTTATTATTGCGGGATTAAATTCTTTTAGTTTTCCATCTCAAGTAATGACAACCGTAACAACTAATTTAAGACAATTTCTACAGGATTTCAAGGATAGTTACAGTTCAGGTATTATGAGTAAAATAAATTCAGATATCGTTGTTCAAGAACAAAATATGGTGTTTGTGTTTAATAAGATTAATTTAGTTACAACAAAAACTGATGGTAAAATAGTTGATAATAAAGTTAGAGTTTATAATATCTCAGGTACAACAGAAGTTGACCCAAGTAGTAAAGATTCTCAAGACACTTATAAAGAATTGTGGTTAGATTATCAATTGGTTGGAGTTAGATTACAAAATTATGATAAATTTTTACAAAAACCGGATACTCAAGTTATAACTGATTTATTTGGTGTTAGTGGTCCGAGTTGTTTTACACCGTTAAAAAGTTATGGTAGTTCGGCATTTGATGCTGGAGCAAATTCACAATTTCAAAATCAAAATAGATTTTTTATTGCTTTAGGTAAGTATTTGAGTGATAATAATAATTTGAGAACATTCAAATCTAAGATAATAAATACTGAATTATCAAAAATTAAATCACCTTCAAATCTAAGTAATAAATTTGATAAAATTATGAATAAATTTGTTGATAGTTGTAAAGAAGAGTTAAGACAAGAAGGAAGATTTTTTGAAAGATTAAAAAAATCAAATGATTATTTAGACTATGTTAATAAATCCGTATACAATAAAGGAAAGTTGCGTAAGTTTAATTACACGACAGTTCCAAATGATTCAACAAAGGCAACACAAGAAGAGGCAATAAAATTGTTGTATTCAACAACCGGTGATGTATCATCACCAACTTGGAATAATAAGGTTAAATTCGATTCATAATGGGAAGTAGAAGTACATATAATAGATATTCTGATTTTATAACTAATGGTAAACAAACTGTTGTACCATATGTTGACTTGCCGTCAAAATCAACCGATAAAGTATACATTTATAAAGTTGGACAATCAAGATTAGATAAAATTTCGCAACAATATTATGGTTCCGGAACTTTTGGTTGGTTAATACTTGTGGCAAATCCAATTTTTGGTGGACAAGAATGGAATATTACTGATGGTTCTATCTTGACAATCCCATTTCCTTTAGTAGCTTCATTACAAGATTATAAAAATCAGTTAGATAATCACTTCTTTTATTATGGTAGATAATTCAGAAAATATATTAGTAGAATTTGATTACAACAATATAACAATTGTTGACCCAAACAAAGTAATAGATAGTTTAGGTAAAGTTAAAGACAGAAATGTTAAACAGGAAGATTTAGTGATGTATGCTAATTTGGAATGTAAAGTTTTACCAAGAACTAAACTAGCTCTTGGTGTTGCATCAAACGACCAAGTTAGAACAATTTCAGTTGCGTCTATTAATTTTCTTAATCCTGGAAATAAAGGGATTTTAGATAATGCTTATACTGATGAAATTACCGGTAAAGATATATTAGCGGGTACCGGAGTTAATCAACCAAAATCTGAAAGAATTTCAAATCCAAATAAATCTGATGATTATTACATCAGACAATCAATACTATCTAATGGTAAACCTGGTTCTGTAGATAACGGATTATTAGGTATTACTAATATTCAAATTAGACAAGGATTAGACTTTATGCCGACAATTTCAATGGAGTTGGAGGATATTAAAGGTCGTGCTATGTTTGAGGCGGGTAATAATTCACCTTATGCCGCGTTTTTTAATTTACCCTATCCATTATTTTATTTAACTATAAAAGGTTATTATGGTAAAGCGGTAAAGATGGCTTTAATGTTACAAAATTTTACTTCAAGATATGACACTTCAAGTGGTAATTTCAAAATTAGTTTAATATTTTATACATACAAATATACGGTATTAAATGAGGTTTTAATGGGGTATTTACAGGCAATACCTTATATGTATTCGTCCAGAGTTAAAATTGAACCTGTTAAAGGTGGTCCTTCTAATTTTGTACCTCAAGAAAATAAAAGAGTAGAGTTGGGTTATCAAAAAGTTAAAGAATTATATAGTGAATATAAATCAAAAGGACTAATACCGGATGATTTTCCCGAAATGACTATTGTACAATTAAGACAAAAATTAGAGGGGTTTGTTAAAGAAATTTTAGATAATTTCACAAAACAAAATATGACCCCATTAACTAATTTGGATAATTATTCAAAAACTTTGGAAGAATATACTAAAAAGGTCTATTATAGATTAGATTCTTCGGACCCATCTTGGTATAATAAGTATATGGATACGGAAAATTTTTTGGTTACAGTAGATGGTACAAAAGTTTACACATTTAAGAAAGAATTTAATGATAAAGCAAATGATAGAAAAAATGCACCGAATGAATTAGAAGGTATTATTGAGAAATTTAATAATGAGTTAAAGGCTAATCAAACCGTTGGTGATGACGGTTCGTATACTATTGATGGTAAAACCGAAAAGTCTGTAATTTCTTTTAAAATTAATATAGAAACATTTAAGTTTAATTTAGATGAACAAAAAATAGATTACGCAGAAAGTTATAAACAAAGAAAAAAAGTTTCAACGGCTAGTGAAGACGATGTTAAAAATTTTGAGTTAGAGGTAAAAAATCAAGCTCTTTTTAATAGTAGGGACACGACTCAAGTAAATGGTAGAACAAAAGACGTTTACAATTATTTTAAATTTGAAAATAATTCTGAAACATTTATTGGTATAACTAATCAGATGTTTACAAACTTAGATGGTTTTAGACAAAAAATAGAGGACGCATTAACAAACGCATTGTCTAAATTATTATTAGATAAAGGTACTAATGGTCTTGGGTTTATTCCTAATATAAGAAATGTACTAGCGGTTCTTTTTGCTAACGGTGAAGCATTTTTAAGATTAATGGATGATATTCACGATAAGGCTTGGAATCAAAGAAATAGTAAAATTAGACAATTGTCAATTTTTGACGAAACGGTTAAAAGTGCTACTCAAGAACCAAAAGAAAATGAAACCGACCCTGTTTATCCTTGGCCTCAATTTATTGTTGCAACTAACGGTGAAAATGGTCAGGGAAAATATGAAATTAGATACCCCGGAGACCCAGATGTTGTTGGTAAAACAAAGGCTTACCTTTATGATGTTTGGCCTGAAGTAGAATTTGTTGAAGAATTTATTAAAGGATTTACAACTAAAAACGCGGAAATTACAAATCCAACACCAATATTTAATGAACTTATCGATATCCAAAGAGTTTCTGTAAATGCTATAGAATATCCGGTTAGTAATGTTGTTTATTATAATAAAGAAGAGGTTAAATTTTTCTACGAAATATTTGAAAGATTGTTTTTAACATCCAACTATTCTAGATTATTTAGAACTACAACATCAACATATGGTACGGGTATTCTAACAGATGTGGTATCAGAAATTGAAAGTTTAAATATTGTTAATAGTTTAACAAACCAAAATCCATTTATAATTCAAAAATTAAAACAATTTGGGTTTAATGGTCGAAATTTTGAGATAATGTTAAGACATATGTCTAATGATGGTACCGGAGTTAGTTGGCAAAATTTTATTAGAGGAATTTTTAATACCACGTATATTAAAAACTTTGTTAATAATTCTAGTTTTAGTTTTATAAGTGAAAGTGTTGTTACGAGTCCTGCGGGTTCACCAATTACTTCATTAAAAAATGAAGATAAATTAGTTGAATATTTAAATAATGATAATACAACTAGTTTTGATTTATTAGATGTTTACCCATTTACAAGATTAAATTGGGATAAAACTTATCTTGCAAATGGTGTGTCAATCTCTGATGCCCCAACGGCATTTAGTACTAAAAATGTTTTAACATATAATACTAACTCTAAAGTGATTACTAATTTCTTAGGAAATACCGGTATAGATAGTGTTAAACCATTCACAAATTTCTCAACAAAAAATGATGTTGCGCCATCAGGGTATGATGTTAATTTAAAAACATTTTATTCTAGTAGAACCAATGAAAAACAATTACCAACAGAAGGTAATCTTAGATATAATAATTACAGTGGACAAGTTAGTAGTAATCAAACAGTTTCTATGTTAAACACACCATATTTTGTTAACTCAATACAAGAAGGGGTTAAAAAATTTAGAAACTTTGACAATTATCCATATGTCTCGTCGGCTTATTTGTTTATTAATAGTTTACCATTATCAACATTAAGAGAAAAATATAAAACATATACCGGTAATGAATCAATATATTCTGTAAATGATTTGGATTATATTTTTGCAACATTGAAAAAATTTGGGGCAATCCATAAGATACCATACGCTTGGTTATTAAAAATTGGTTCGGTTTGGCATCGTTATAAAACTTATGTTGAAACAGGTAACGATATTTTAAATGAGTCTTGGTCAGGGTTTAGTTATGTTAATAATTATGACCCGGTAACCAATTCACCTCAAAGAGTATATGGTTTAATAATTGATGGAGCACCAATAGATATTGTGTTAGAAAAAAACACCTCTTTAGGGTTGGAAACATCAACATTAATTAACACAGGATTTTATCCTAAATTAATTAATGATTTTAACGTTTTTTACCAAGGGTTTGAAATTTACTCAGGTTATACTGATAACGACATTCAATTAGGATTTAGTTCGGGGGTTACTTTGAATTATATTCCTGAAGCAATAATTAATTTAAGTGAAGGTTTTGACCCAAATAGTTTAAAAAGAGATTTAAGAGTTATTCCTTGGTCTGTTTATGTTAATACTTTTGACAAAAAATTTTCATACATAATACCTTCACAAGGTTCGTTAATTAACCAAACATTAAATGAATGTTTTTCTGGGTCTGGAATAAACACTAAATTAGTTTATGAGGTTACCGGTAACACTGCAATGTATGATGGTTCTGTTAGATTATTTTGGCCGGCACCAAACTATGGTTATTTTGATAATAGTAAATTAATTAAATCAACACCAACTCAATACTTAAAACAAGTATTTTCAGATAAGGTAGACCAAGAAAACTTTTCAATTAATGGAACAACTAATGAGTATACAGAAATTAGTGAGATGTTTTCTATTTTTGAAAAATCGGTATTAGATTTATTTGAAACCGAATTCTTAAACTTTTCAAAATCAACATACGATTATAATCCTGATGAAAATAATGTTAATTCATTACCTTCAGAAAAATCATTTAAAAATTTTCAATTTTTATTTAGAGATTTAATGAAAATTGCGGCAATTGATGGTACAACATATACTAATAAAATAAATGATGCTCAACAAAAACAATTATTGGATTTTAATAATAAACTTACTAATTTCTTAAACTACAATGTAGTTTTTAAATATGGTAATCCGTCAAATTTTGATAAAAGATTATTTTATACATTTTCTAACTTACCAATAACCGACCCATATACTTGGGAAAATTATAATATTGTAACACCAAACGCTTTACCTCCACAAACAACTTTAATAACATCTCAAACCACTCGTCCAAATGTGTGGAACGCTTTAAAATTATATGTGGGTTATTCTGAAATTACTGAATTACAATATAAAAATAGTGGGTCTTATATTACTGATTTTTTTATTAATTTAAATATTGCATTTACGGTTGATAACGTCATTCAATTTGCGCCAATTATTAAAATTTACGCAACTCAAAAATTAAAAGATAATACTTTAAATTTTGGTAAATTTTATAAATCAATGAATGATTATCTTTTATCGGTTGATAAGTTCAGAAGTGACACTATTACTAATTTAATGTTATCTCTTAGAAATAAATTACCTGATGTTAATAATTCTCCTGAAGCAATTATCACCAGTAAATTGTCGGGAAGCCAAACAAAAGTTGAACATTGGGAGACATTTAAGGCGTTGAACGATAAATGGATTGCCGGAGGAGACTTCAAAACTAAAACATTGTTTGAGGATGTATTATTATTAGATAGGGCGAGTAGAAATATTGGGGATAAAGTTTTTGTTGATATTGTAAGAATAAGTGATTTGTTACATCCGGAGAGAATGAATTCAACAACTTCATTATATACAATTGTTTCAACAATATTAACAATTAATAATTTTCAAATTATGAATTTACCATCATACGTTAATTTTTATAACGTACAAGATGCGTCTAAAAATCCGACACCAAGAGCTGAAGGGTCTTTAGAGTTTGCAAATACATTATTTGGTAATTTTATGAATGTTGATTACAGAGAGTCCTCACCAAAATTAGTTTGTTTTTATGCCGGTAAATCAAGTGAACACGTAGCAATTAAAAATAACGTTGATTATAGATTTAGAGATGATGCGTTTGAGTTAACAAGACAAGGAGATAATCCTTTATTTGAAAACCAAATAGATAAAAAAGATTGGGATAAATCAAACAAAGTTGTCGGGTTTAACGTTGATATAGGTCCACAAAATCAATCAATATTCCAATCATTTCAGGTAGCTCAAAACCCTGGTTTAGCAACAATGGAATCATTGGCTGTTGAGACTCAAATGTCTAACTTATATAATGGTACCGGAGGTGCTACTCAGAATATTTCATTATACAACTTATATAAAAACAGAAGTTATAGTTGTACATTATTTATGATGGGTAATGCTATGATACAACCAACAATGTATTTTAATTTAAGACACGTACCAATGTTTTCGGGTCCATATATGATTCAAAAAGTAAATCATACTATTAGTCCGGGTAATTTTGAAACGATTATTGAGGGGGTAAGACAACCAACCGCTGAGTTACCTAAAATTGAAAATTATATTCAGGTGTTAAAACAAACGTTGTTAAATTCTGTTAAACAAAAATTAGAACAGGAAAAAACAGCAAACCCTACTAGTACTGATAATGTTTTAGGTCAGAACTCCCAAAATTATGATAGTCAAAATAATAGTTCTAAAATGAAAATATCTCCAAAAGGAAATTGTAAACCATTTAATACACCTCTATATAAAAATTTTAGTGCGGTAAATGCTGTATCTAAAACTAATGTAAGTTATAAAGATGTTATAGATTCTATTATAGCAACAACTAATAATAAAACATTACAATATACTGTTTTTGCAACATTGTTCATTGCTTCAGATAATAAAAAAGATAAGTTAACGGCTTATGATAATAATTATTCAAATATAACTATAGACCAAGTTTGGAATGAACCTACTATTACAAAATGGTTCTCAGATAAATTATATTTTTGTGGAACATTAAATACTGATAAGGTGGAAAGACCTTATGTTCGTTTTACCTTTTTGGACCAGTGTGTTGGAATGTTATGTGAAAGATGGAAAGGTAGAATGGGAGAAATTAAATCAATAACCACTCCTGATGATATTGCAAAATTTTGGATATTAAATAATAATACAAGTAATACAAGAGACTTAAATGTTTATACTTCGTATAATTCAACTGAATTACAAAATTTGAAAGATAAAATTACTGAATCATTTAAAATATTTAATTCAACAACCCGTAATGTAACAAATACACAATCGTAGATACTATAAATTAATGACATTTACAAATAAACAGATATTTATATATAAAAAGATTATGAACACAAAATTAATATTAGACAATTATTTAGGTAAAACCACAAGAAGCTCAGAGAAAGATTTGGGTAATGGTTCTAAACAGGTTTGTGATTTAGACACGGGAGATTGTTATACTATCAGAATGAAAGATGGTTTAATTGAACGTGTGGATAACACTATGAATACAAATAAAAAAATCCAAGTTGAAACATTAACAGGTGTAAAACAATTATTAAACGGATAATGAGAAAAATAGATAATAGAATAATTGAGGAAATTGCTAGATATAATTCTATCAATAAATATATTGTTGAACAAGAAGCAACATTACCACCACCACCCGGAGGAGACCCTAACGCTCTTCCACCGGCAGACCCGGCACTTGCTCCACCTGCTGACCCTAATTTAGCACCTCCGGCACCGGCAGCACCTGCAGGACCTCAACCGGTTGATGTTGCAAACGACCCTGACGTTGAAAAACTTGGTGACGATGCAAAACCTGAAACTGCGAGTGGTTCTACAGAAGAATTAGATATAACTGACTTAGTTAAATCTCAGAAAAAAGTCGAGGAAAAACAAGAGGAATATTTTAATAATTTATTTCAACATCTAACTGATTTAGAAAGTAAATTAGGTGAAATGGATGGTATTATGTCTAAATTAAATGACTTAGAAATGAAAGTTGAAAAATATAGAGAAAAAACTCCCCAAGAAAAATTAGAACTTAGAAGTTTAGATTCGGGACCTTTCAATCAAAAATTATCCGATTTTTTTGACGACAAAGAAGAAGATATGGAAAAATCCGGAAAAAATGAGTATATTTTAACTCAAGATGAAGTTGAAGATTTTTCACCTAACGAAATTAAAAAAACATTTAGAAATTTTGAAGACACAGTTCCTTCACAAGGAGGATTCCAAAAAATATCATAAGATAAGACGGACTAAAAAAGTCCGTTTTATTTTCACAAACAATTTGACAAACACACGGCTGACACTTATACTTTTATAAACCTTTAAATATTTTAAACACTATGGCGACAAATTCATTAGACGCAGTTTTAGCTCAATACGAGAAAGCTAAACAAGGTAGTTCTTCTTCTACCTCAAAATTTACACAAGAAGAGAGAATGAAAAAATACTTCGCGGCAATCCTTAACGATAAGGAAACGCAAGGACAAAAAAGATTAAGAATCTTACCAACAAAAGATGGTTCTTCACCATTTAAAGAAGTTTGGTACCACGAGATTCAAGTAGATGGAAAATTCCAAAAATTTTATGACCCGGGAAAAAATGACAACGAACGTTCACCTTTAACAGAGGTTTACGAAGAATTACGTTCAACAGGTAAAGAGGCTGATAAAAAATTGGCGTCAAATTACTTATCACGTAAATTCTACATTGTTAAGGTTATTGATAGAGATAACGAAGAAGATGGTGTTAAATTTTGGAGATTCAAATCTAACTACAAAAATGAGGGAATCTATGACAAAATTATCCCTATCTACAGAAACAAAGGTGATATTGCTGACCCTGAAAAAGGTAGAGACCTTATCTTAGAATTAACTAAGGCAAAAACTCCAAAAGGAGCTTACTACACTGTTATTCAAACCGTTATGTATGACGACGCTGAACCTGTTCATTCGGACAAAGACCTTGCAGAATCTTGGATTAACGATGAGTTAACTTGGGAAGATGTTTATTCTAAAAAACCGGTTGAATACTTAGAGGCGATTGCAAGAGGTGAAACTCCAAAATGGAACTCTGATAAAGGTGGTTACGATTATGGTGATTCATCTGAAGACGAAACTTCGTTTGGTGG